CATAGTCATCCCACATATTTCTAATGTCGTTCTTTTTGATTTTCTCTTCGATTTGTTCTGCAATGTCGGTTACAACATACATAATATCAAGAGATTGTTTTGCAACAGGATTGAATCCATCAACGTAGAATTCACGTTCTACAATTGGATTTTCGTTAATATAGAGTCCGATTTTACAGGGAACACCACGGATTGTTTTCTCTCCTATCTGTTGCGTAACTGATTTAGGATTATAGCGCATTCCGTTTCTCCACTCCCTCGGATAACAATTAATCATCTTTTGATGATAACCATAAAGGTCGTATTCATGCATTTCCATTTCAACTTCTTCATCAAGAGTATCTACCCCTGACACATCAACTCTTCCCACTTCTGCCACCACGTCATAACTTCGTCTCGACAGAGTTTTTTGTATTCTCGTAATTGACCGTGGGAGAATATCTCTCACGTCAATTGAATATCTGGTAAAGGGATTGAACTTATCTGCATCGAACATTGATTCACATAACAAAACATCGCCTTGGTGTAAAGTAAACCTAAACACATTACTATACACTTTTTCTTTTTCCTTCATTTCAATTATTTTAACTGGTTAATACTACTCATAAATATACTTAGAATCCATTAAATATGAAAGGATTTTTATAAACTATTTTTATAATTATCCTCGTATGCTTTAAGTAACTGTTTTTCATACATGATAACAGTGTAGAAGGGTTGGACGTATTGTGGAAACGTGCTGCTATACACGCTTAAAAATTCGTCTTCGAGCATCAATTTGTACAGATTTTCACTTCCTCGGTCTGTACCATCCAAGGGAATTTCAAGTTGTGCAAGTTCCTCTTTTGCCTCTTCATTAATCATCGGCTCTCTAAGGTTAGTCATTGCGAAATTCATCTTCAGTCTTTCAATACCTTCAGGTGATAATAAATTCTGTAAGGATTTCAATTCTTTTTTCTTCTCAGCAACTCTGTTTTTATTAATTTCGTCAGCACGAGCACATATATCTCGTACTGTCATAGTTTTAAACCTAATTTCAGGAAATAGCTTAACCAATCCCTTTTCCGCAAGACCACCAACACCAACAATATTATCAGCAGTATCACCACAAATAATTTTCATTACTAACGCATTACTGTAATGATGATTAAAATGCATCATATAATTAGTTGAGGTTACGGGTTGGTCGATATTCGGGAAAATGATTGTGACACCCAAATCGAGTAGCTGCGCAAAATCCCTGTCATTGGAATATATGTAAATTTCCTCGTCTTCGTGATGTTCAAGACAATATGCAGCAATCAAGTCATCGGCTTCGGTATCATCGACTTCTATTTGTCGAATCCATAGTTCCTCGGCATATGCTTTTATTCTTTGTCGTTGCTTGAGAATCGATTCATCTTTTGATTTCTCTCTTCGGAGTTCAGCAGCATTCATTTCGATTTTCTTATGCCATTCCTTGGTCTTACGATTCGCTTTATAAGCGTTATCAATTCGGTAACGGGTAATTCCACCACCTTCACCATCCCATGCCAACACGACTTTGTTAATCATGTGGTCTTTAATCATTTTCCTGGTGGTAGTTAAAAAAGAGTACAAACCACCGATATGTCCGAATTTGGTGGTTTGTACGTCCTTTGCTCCGTGAAACGAACGCTTTAAGAGATTTTGACTATCGACTAAAAGTGTTCTTGTTTTCATCCTTCGCTTGTATCAGTATTGCTTGTGACACTATCGTCACCGATTGTTATCTTGCTTTTTTCAATAACATTTCCCTCGTCATCCATCTCTTTAGCCTCGATTGTAATATCTTCAGCAGTAAGAGTCATGTCACCAAGAATATTACGAAAATGTAAGATGTTCTTTTTCTTATATTCCTTAATACCATTTTCGTCAGTATAAATGAATCCATGTGGTGTTGAGCCAATCCTACCTTCTAGTGAGATTCCACCCAATGCACCATCAACATGGTTTTTGGCGATATTAACTTTGTTTTCAAACCCATAGTTGACATCACGACTTTTACTTGCAGCCGTAAGTCTCTTGGTTCCGTGTGTAATAATTCCACCAAAGTTATAAATCATTCTTCCACCAAACCACCATGTTTCACCACCTTTGTGTTTCACCACTTTGTTCATGCTATCATACCAGATTTTCTGAACGGCAGCGATTGTGTTGGTATATGGATTATCGATTCTCCTACTATTAGGAATTGTGTTATTTAGAATAGACATAAATGCCTTTTCATATGCACCAGCATTCCACATATTATTATCATTAGTGTCCTTTACTAATGCATCAATTGTTTTAATACAATTCAGTGTTCCAATTGAATCTATACCAAAAAACAAGTCATATGGTAAATTACCTGCATCTTGTTGGTCAAGAAAGTAATATACGGCTTTCGCCATGTCTTCGATACTAGCTTCTTTTCTTTCCTTATTTTGAACTTTTCCAAAATTGTCAAGAAGAAATTTATTCTTAACTAGAATATAGTCACCATCCCAATCGAAACCCATTAACGACAATCTTAAATTACCTTCATCGATGTTGTTTTCGGTATCGATAATAATTGGTAACATCCCCATCCTCTGAGCATTAACAATTGAACGCATTAATGCTGTTGATTTACCAGTGTTTGAATATCCACGGAAAAGTGTTACATAACCTTTGGGAACTCCAGGCATTCCTGTTGCTTCTTGTAACGCATTATCAATCGGAATCCACACAAGTGGTTTAGATGGAACTTTTTCTGCCCCTACTTTTTTCTTGAAATTATCAAGACTGAAACTTTTTTTTGTTGTTGGTTTGCGCACCGCATTTGTCGGCACATCTGTCTTCTTTGTCATAAATTTGTGATTAAATATTAAGGGCAAAAAAGGGGAACGTTAATTCCCCTTTTTCAACCCGTTTATTTTTAGAAGGGAAGGTCATTATAGTCAGAACCCATGTCAGTTTCAGGTGCATCACCGACAGTTTCAGGCGCATCGCCCACATCTTCAACAGGTGTTGTATCAACAGGTGGTTGAGTTGGAGCAGGTGTTGTATCAACAGGTGGTTGAGTTGACTCTGCAACAATTTGTTTACCCATATCAACAGCATCATCCTCAAATTCACCAACCTTTTCAGGGGTAATATTGCTGATAGTTACACGTGGTAACGGCTCATTAATTAAATCAGTTGCTTGTTCGAAATCTTTTTCGTCACTGTCAAGATTTAATTTACGAGTGTTTGCAGCTAGTTCCAAGTCTGGACGACCAGGAAATACCCAACGCTTGTTGCTTTGGTCTGTGTCTTCCCAAAAAGGATTAGCTTCCATTGCACACATTTCGAGAAACTCGTATGGTGTGGTATTAGGTGCTTTCTTTGGAAGAAACACGTCTCTCCAATTCACGTCATCGTCAAGCCATGCTTGCATAACTGTTGGGTCGGCATGAAGTGGTGTCTTACCTCTGGCAGTAATTGCGGAAATCGCTTTGTAAACGTGTCCGTTGAATTCACTGTCAGTCATGACGATATTCAAGTCGGTTCCCGTCATGGCATCACTAAAGTCAGCCTGTTGGTCCGTTATGTACATCTCCAAGATAGGAAGTAATTTGTCAAGAGTTCCCTGATTTTTGTAGTTGTGCTTAAATCTCCAGAATTTTACTCCGTCTTTTTCTTTTCCTTTGTCGATTCCACGAACAATGTAGAACTTCTTAGCTTCCCATTTGATAGCCTCTTTATAGATTCTATCGTTTTCGGCTTTGATAACCAACTGAGCATCGTTCATGTTCTCCTTCTTAATGCCCATAAGACTTGGGTCTTGCTTGGCAAGCCATTCTTTATTCTTAGCACATAAAGGACATGGTGCAGGAACCATCAAGCCAGCACCTTGGTCGTTCACTAATGGTTTTCCATCAGGACCGAGTTTAGCTACTTTAGGGTCGTTGTGTGCAGGACAGTAAATGACTGTACCATGCTTTTTCTTCCCACCTGCTACATTAGTTGTGATAACATGAAAAAACGCTTCATCGATATGCTTTCTACCTGCTTTTGGAGGAAGAAACCTGAAAATTTCTCTTTGCGCCCTCGGAACGAAATACTTCGCTAAAAAGTCTACACGTGATTTTTTGTTTGTTGATTGAGATTGTTTTCTTTGATAGTCCGAAAACATAGACTTTAATTGTGACAGGTCTTTCTGACCAGTCTGGTTTAAATTTTCCATTTTCAATTTGGTTTTACAGTAAAGTTATTTTTCAATTGTAATTAATGCTACAAATATAGCCTTCATTTGACATAAATACAAGGAAAATTTAAAAAAATCGTAAGTTTTTTGATTTATTTTATAACAGACTGTTAGATACCACTGTAAAGGATAAATTTTGTTTATTTTCGTAATAATTACCGTTTTTCATCCTTATTTGTAAATAGTAATCTTGTGGTATTAACCATGAAGTATCGAGATTAAATTCATATCCTGCGCTTGTTCTGTTAACACTTGTGAAAGGAATTACATCAACCTCGTACTTGTCACCAACAGTTATGAATACTCTGTACTCAATATCCAAAGGTAGAAAATTATTCTGATTAGCATATAGTTCTTTTATTGTTAATTTGACTTTTCTTACGTTGCCAGCAGTAATCTTCTCTTTCTCAGATATTCCCCAAAAATAAAAGAAGTAGTTTTCAAAATTAATATCATTTGATTGGTCGAATGTGTAGAATTTCTTCTCCGAAATCAGATAAAACTCACCCATGTGTTGGGTTGCTCTACCATTGATAACAATATTCCATTCGTCTCTGAATATAACTGCATCAGGATATGTGTTGGAATCCACATTTAATGTGATTTTATAGATACCCTTGCTCACATTAGTAATTGAGTTACCAGTTAATATTGAAACAAGATTGTCTTCGGAGTCATAAATGTCAACACTCGGTACATCGATGTTCTGTTCTACGCCACCAACATTGACATAAAGATATAAATCATTGTCTTTGTCGAGATAAAAATAGTTTCGGTCATCTTTAATTGTATCATTAACAACGGTTTCAATATATGGTTCGTACCAAGTATTGGTGTTTTTGGCATGGAATGCCACTGCCTGCGTAAATTGTGTAATTAGTTCCTCGTATTCATCGGGGAATTTAATACCTAGTCCAAAACTGCTTCCCGTATATCCTGTCGTCCCTGTCAGACCACTAACACCCATTTCACTGAGTCTTTGGTTGACGTAAGCAGTAATGTCAATATCGAGGCTCTCAGCACCCGTTTCGAATCTCTGACTACCGATTGTTTGTGTTGAACCACTTACATATGAACCTGGAACTGTCCAAGGCATATCGGTTTTCCTGTCTTTCCAATTCGCTGCCTGAGTAGCAGTATTAGGGAAGATAATGTCGTTGTAGATAAAATCATATCCACTACCCTCATCCCATTCTTCATCAATATTAAAAACATCTAATTCAAAACTGCTTGCTCTTTCAATGCTTTCAGAATAACTTTTCTTTCCAAGATACTGTTGGGCATAGCTAATTGTATTGGTCATATGTAATACGTGCTTCATTTCAGCATCAGGGACAATGAAACCATTATTGATTTTAGCAACCAATTCAGTTAAATCGATGTCGAAAATGAATCGAGTGACCCTTTGTTGAAGTGAACCATAAGATACCTCAGTAACTGGGTTCTGTGAATTGTTGGTCAGGTTTGTACTAATCAACGTATCGTTCTTTAAGAAATATGACCTAAATATAGACATTAAGTATTTTTTCTATAAATACTAAGAAACAAAAAAGACTACCGATGGTAGCCTTTTTATTATATGAAAATCTGTATTAATTATCGAATATTATGTCGAATTAATAATTGAGTCGCCTCTTTTTTCGTCATTCCTTCGTTAATATTTCTATTATTTAATGTGCGTCTTGCTTTTTCTACCTCATTAACATCAAACATTTCACTAACTGTTTGTTCAACCGTTGGTTCTTGTCCTTTAACCCCAAAACTTTGACGAATTTTCTGCATTTCATTTTTTTCATAATGAAATCTATCTGAAGGTAATTCATTATCATCGATAAGTCCGTTTATTGGATAATCAATCATGGGATTCACATCAACTGTTGGGTCACCCATATCGTTAGTTTTGAATAGTCTACCATTTTTTTCAGCATATAATATATTACTATCAGTTTCGTGACGATAAAATCTAAATCCCTTACCGTCTCTTCTAGTTGTTATTGGGACTACATTAAAAGTTTCTTCATCAGGAGCAAAAAAATCATCTTCCTCTTCAAGTTGTTTTAGATATTGAATATCTTGATTAGCGATTTCTTTATCACCATCTGGACTTTGAAGCGTAACAGCATCTTGACCATTATCCACATCTTTTACTGTGAGTTGATTTCCTTTACCGTCTTCGAAACGGTCTCCAACCTCTCCTTGATAAGCGAGTGGGTCTGCATCTTCTTCATATATTGGGTCTCCTGCTCTGTCAAAATATTCAGCATCAGCACCACTTTGTTTATCCCCTGCCCATTCAGCACCAATCTCATCATCTTCTTGAGATACATCATCTTTACCTTCATCGCCTTCATCATCACCCCAATTACCATCTACATCATTAGCATACATCTCTTCATTTGCATAATCACCAACATTATGTGGTTTGAATCCAAGTAATTCGTCAGTAGTGTTACTGTCAGTATCTTCAACAGGTTCTTCTGAACCAACACCTTTGTCACTAGTCTCGACTTCACCTTCTCCACCTTCGGCTTCTGCTTCCTTCTCCATCTTATCAAGACGAGTATAATAATCGGGTATTTCCATAAGGTGGTCCATTGTGATTTCCAACGCAATTTTAGGGTCATCAGTATGTTCCATTTCGATTCCCATACCAATCATAACTTGTTGTGAATTGAAATCAACAGCATCTTTTTCATCAGCTAATCCACCAGGAACTTGATTTCCATCTTCACCATCAGGCATTTCGGTTTCAGGTTCAGGCATTTCGTCTTCTTCAGTTAGTTTAACCACGACTTGAGGTCTTTTCTTTTTCTTAGGTATTTGATTCTTTGGCTTGAATTTCTTACCTATTTGGTCGGGGTAATCGGCTTTCTCAGCTTCCTCATTCATTCCACCTTCTTCGTTCTGCATACCCATTTTTTTTCGATAGAGTTCTATTGCTTGTTTTCTAACCGCAGCTAAGTATTGTTCTCTTGGTATTTTAGACCTATAATCACCCAAATCAGCATCAATTATTTCTGCTGCCTTAAAGATTATTTGTTGTTTCTTATCATCAGGGATTAAGGTATCGTAACCTTGTTTTACTACGTCATCAGCATTAACATCACCAACAACATTATTAAATTCTTCGTTTTCATAAAATTCTTCAGCACCCTTTGGAATTGTTCTTGTTTTCTCAACGCTATTAGTAACACCACCTAGTTTATCAACTTCCCTTAGAATGTCATCAGTTGTTGGAGCTTGATTTCCAGCAGCAACAAGATTCTCATATGCTTGGTTAATTATATTAGCTTTTTCAGGACTCACAGCATCAACAGGTTTGCTATCATCAAAATCAATTGGTTCATCGAATGGGTCGATTCCCTTTGTACCGTCATCAGCAAGTGAGCCTTCTTCACCCTCAAAGTCGGTTTCACTTACAAACTTATCCAACTGGTCAGACTTAACCCTTACATCGGGGTTTACTGGTTTTTGGTCAGCATATGCTCTATTGGTTTGAATGTCTTCAGTACCTTTTTCATAAGGAACCTTATCTATAAATCTTACGGCTTCAGCATACATTTCTTCACTAATGTCAGGCATATCATCATCAATATCAACATATTCACTAACTAAGCTAATCATTTCTTCACCTCGTTCTTGATTCAAGAGAGTAATTGAACTAACACCCTCTGGGAAGTCAAAACTATAACCCTTTCCTTTTACATCAAGATTAATTATCTTCGCACTATCAACAGTAGCAACACCATCTTGTTCTCCTTGAGTTGAAGTTACAAGGAATTTAAATGTTGCGACATTTCCAGCATCATCGGTTCCAACGATTTCAATGTGATTTTCCCCACTACTTGCTTGAGTATTGGTTTGTTCGATATTAAGGTTACCTTGAACCAATTCGTTGAAGGCATCTTTAGCTATATTACCAGTGTCCTGTGACTGCGCCACAAGGTCTTCATTTAAATTCATTTTATTAACGCCTTGAAACATCTCAAGGAATCTTTCTTTACTGCCAACTGAATTATGTATCTTCATAGTGCCTGTTTTTTATTCAAATATTATTGGATTGGCTTTGCCAAACTTCCTCATTATTACTGCTGCTTCCGCATTTGCTTCATTCTCGATGTCCGTACCATCATCACCTGCACCCATGTGCAGTCTGCCTTCGATTTTCTGCTTCTCGTGTACCAATTCATGTGCTAATGTTCTCAATACATCAGCGAGGTTTCGATTTGCAGCAACCACTCTATTCACCCCTGTTTTTGGGGTATTAATACCAAAAGAAGCCATCTTAGCAGCTTCAGTTGGGTCGTATGATATTTCGACCTTAACGTCACTCGGCTCAATGCCAAGATATTCACAAGCAAACTCAATGAATTGTTGAATTACCTCGTTCTTCTTCTCTTTGGGGAGAAGTTCTTCATTAAGACGACTTACTCTACTCACCATTTCAAAGAGTCTCTCCTTCGAACCATATGGGTGAAATGCTTTCATATTATGCTAATACGACTGTTATGTCGTAACTCTCTAATGGGTCTTCAACAGTACCAGCACCTGCTGCGGTCAAATAACCACTTATTGTTTGAGGTCTACCATTGTTTCCAACGAACCTGATTTCAAAAAACCAAGTCTTGCCTTGTGGTGGCATCCCACCATAATACTCGGAATTCTTATTAAAATCCCAATCAAGACCCATCTCACCAAATTTATCCCATATCTTCCTGACGTTCGACCAATCTTCATCCCTAAATATTCCATTCATTAATGGAGTGATTTGCTTATAAATGAAATTCTTCGCACTTACTTTACTGCGTCCATCAATTTGTGATGGACTGTTTTCAATTGGTAAATTTTCAGCACCAAATTCCTCATTTAGAGGTTTGAATGTTGGGTCGATTCCCATCATCTCAAATAGTCGTTGTTTGTCGTATTTTGCCATAATTAAATATCATTAAAACTATCCTGAACATCAATCTTGGATTTCTGAGGTAAGTCATCGAAGTCCGCAACATATGTTCCATCAGGTAATTCTTTCATCCCCTGTTCTTGCTCTTTACCATCACCCTGTTCAGCATCACGCTTCTGTTCAAACCAATTGTCTTGCCACAAATCATTTAGATTAAAATAATAAGGGTAGCTCACATTGCTTTTATTCATAAGTTTTTCACTGTCAGTTGGTTCACGTACCTCTTCAACATCTGCACTTAGTACATCCATTTTAGCATTCAAACCCGCAAGTGTGCTATCCAAACCCTGTAATTGGTCATGGATGCCCTTCATGGCTTCAATGTTATGTTTAATAATTTCGTTTTGCAAGTCATCAACCTGATTCTCAGGAGCTGCCATAGGGTCTGCCATTGGGTCAACAGGTTCTTCCCCTGGAACGGGTTCACCCATAGGGTCTGTCATTTCACCTTCAGGTGGAACTTCGCCACCAGCTTCAGCATCAAAACCAGGAACAGGAGTTTCTGGAGCATCCGCATTTTGTGGTTGGTCGTTACTTGGTGCAGGTGGAACTTGACCCTCTGGATTAGGGGCATCTTCTTGGTCACCAGCCTCATTGGTAAGTACGGGAACCTCATCGAATTCCTCGTTAGCTCCCACCAAAGGACGATATTTCGGGGTTTCGCTTATGACATACCCCGAACGATGCCTGAACTTTCTTAGATAATCCTCAGAAAGACTCGATTTCTTTTCATTTGCCATTGTCGAATGAATGTTAGTATTGTTCTCTAAGTAATTGTCTTCCGTCTTTAGCTACAAGAACTTTATCATATCTTTCAATAAGTCCTTCTCTTTCGTCAAGAACGACTTTCTTAACATTCTTGTCTTCCTCTAAAGGTTCATCAACAAAATTACTGAGTGCTTTTTCTACGTTATTTTCCATAGTACCTATAATTTATTTATTATAAATACTAAGAAACATTCATTTTGACAATATCGCAACGATATATCTTTTCAGGAGTTCGAAATTCGGAAAGATTTTGTAATACTTTTGGAAAACTGTGCCATCAGAATCGTAGAATGATTCCGTGGTTCTCTGCATTATTCTTGACGTGATTTCATCAAGACTGAATTTGAAATAGTCGTACATTTTCAAGTTGATTCCCCATATTTTGTTATCAGCTAAAATGTAGAACATCTCGTCCTTATAGTGATAAGTAACATCAATTTTCTTAGGTATGACATCCATAAGGTCTTGAACATCTCGTAATTGAAAGAAAACTGGGTCTAAATTGGTATAAATGTGTTTTGGTTTGAAGTGTAGTTCGGGTGCAAGTGCCACAAATTCATCAACGCCTTTGATGTGTGATGCCTTGTTTTCCTTGAAACTAAACTCCCAATATAATTCATTCGTAACTATTCTCTTCTTCAAGATGTCTGCGTTCTGAACAACTTGATTGATGGGATTGCAGGATTTCATAAAAGACCAACCCACATACAGTGTCGGCAAAGACTTATCTACATCATTATATGACGTAGCTGCATTAATATAGTTAATATAATCAGACTTCGTATGGTTTACTAGTTCGCTTTCATGAATTATGTTAGCAATTTTCATTTTCTAATTGTTTAATATATAAGTCAATACCTTCTTCTAAAGTCTTAAATCCACCCCACAACATTTGTTGCGCTATTTTATTTATCTTAGCACAGGTGTAATATTGGTAACTATCCCTAATTTCTAACGGGGTGTCAATATATGATATTTTAACTTGTTTTCCTAAACTTTTAAAAATTGCTCTTGCTAAGTCATTGTATGTCCTAGCGACTCCAGTACCTAAGTTATAAATATCCGAAGGTATTGATTTTCTAAAATTATGTGCCCAAATCAGGGTATTTACCACATCATCAACATAGATAAAATCACGTCTCTGCTCACCATCACCACACCAATCTTGATGTGAACGGAATAATTTGACTTCACCTGTTTTCTTTATTTGATGATAGAGATGCCATATAACTGATGCCATTGCGCCTTTATGGTCTTCATGTGGTCCATAAACATTAAAGAACTTAAATCCCGCCCAGAACGGTGGTCGATGTTTTGCCCATGTTGCGGAATCAGCATAATAGTCAAAAGCATGTTTCATCTTCCCATATGCATTTAATGGTTTTAAATCTGCATCAAATTCTTCGTCATCAAATCCGTCTTCACCATCACCATATGTGGCTGCACTACTGGCATAAATTAATGGAATCTGATACTCGGTGCAGAGTTCCCATATGAATATAGAATACTGATAATTGAGTTTATAAAATACTTGTTCGTCTTTCTCTCTAGTATCAGTACGTGCGCCCAAATGGTAGATAATATCAATATCACTAGCATTAAAGCCTAACCATAACCATGAGTCTTCGAGAGTTAAGTAAGTGATTCTTCGACCATTTTGGTCTATATCGATATAACAACTGACTTTATTGTCAATAACAACAATATCATTGTGACCCAATTCAAATAATTTTTCAAGTAAATTCTGTCCAATAAAGCCTACGCCACCTGTAACTACAATCATTTTCAATCTATTCTTTTAGTTTCAAAATTCTTTTAACGGCATAATTATTTAATGCCATAGAAATTTTATCATCGTTTCTATGAAATTCTTCATGCATTTTCAGAAACACACCAAATTCTATTTTTTCAATTATACCTGTACTTGACCTCTCATCTGTTGGGTAGTAAACCACTCCTTGTTTCGCACATTCAGCACCGATAACCAACTTATCTTTATATTGGTCGCCAATGACCATGTAATCAATATCGAATTCTCTAATAAAATATCTAAGTTCCTCGTCATCGTGAAAAATAACTACACTATCCACCATCTTAAGATTACTTAACATCGTAACCCTATCATGGGCACTATTAATTGGTCTGTCATCACCTTTCAACATTTTCACTCTATCATCGCTATCTGTTCCAACGAATAATGTGTTGGCTTTCATGGCTTCATGATAACCCAGACCTTCAACACCATATAATTTGGCGTACCAAAGTAAATCAAGATGTCCTGTATGTAGGATGTCAAAGCATCCGTTTACCCAAATATTCATATTATTTCTGACTATCTCCTTTCCTAACCCTATAACTATCATCATCGAAATGCGGTGTGCTGACTTCAAAAATATCTCCTTGTTTCTCACAGAATAATTGATGTGGGTCACCACGTTCAATTTCAACAATATCACCTACATGTAATGTCCTATAATGTTCATCGGCAGTCTTAATATCAATCCAAGTCATGGTAAACTTACCACTTGCCACGAACCAGGTCTCTTTCTTTTTAAGATGAAAATGTAAACTGAATTTGGCTCCAGTATCAAACCTCAAAATTTTCCCACAATATTCGTTATCATTATGAATAACGAGTTCTGAACCCCATTTTTTTGGAATCACTCGTTTATGTATATCTAAATTTGAATCAATTACTCTCATATCTTCTCTGGGTCAACTACCACAACACCTTTTTGACTCACAACCCATGTTGCACATCGGTTGGCGAAACGTATTGCCTTGCGAATATCGTCATTTTTTACGTAATCAGCAACTAATGCTGCAAGAAAAGTATCACCAGCACCACTTAGGTCTCTAACTTCTACTTCTTCCTCAATTACAAATTCTTCTTCGTAATTCAGAATAGCACCATGTTTTCCCTTTGTTTGGATTAAATCTTTTTCATAAAAACCTCTCAAATATTTTTCATTTAAAAGAAATTCCTTTTCATTAATTTTTATAAACTCAACGTTTTCAACCCACTCATCAATTTCTTTTTTTGTGTCAATGAAAACGGCTTGATGATGAAATGCTATTAATTCAATATCTTCTTCAGAAAGAAAACCTTTGTTGTAATCCGAAATAATAATAGCATCATACTTACCAAAATCAATATTATTTAAAACAGACTTATCAACTCGTTTAATATCATCGCTCTCATCAACCCTGAGTAGCATTTGATTGCTGATTTCATCAACATAACGGGTCTTGACAGGTCTTAGGTCATTGGTGATGATAGTCACATCAACTCCAAGTGCCTTGAGGTTTTCCATGACATTAATTGCCATCCCACCGTTGCCCGTGGTTCTTGTGGGTTTCATGACAGCTACTGGTGCTTCAGGACTCATCCTGTCACACGTACCATATCTGAACACATCACTACAACTATCTCCTATTACTAATACTCTCATATAAATTTCTTTAAAACGTCATAAATTTTTTCTGCACTGTGTCCATCACCGAATGGTGAGTCATAATTAATTTTATAATCATCAACATGATTTTCAAATATCTCAACCAACTCACTAGGTGTAGTCACCATAAAAGTGCTTTGACCAATTGCTTCGGGACGTTCAGTAACTTTCCTACAAGTTAAGCATTTCTTATTAAAAAACTACATTCCTCCTGAATCCCACCACTATCGGTGATAACTAATCTCGTTTTAATTAAAAGCTCCAATAATTCTTCATGACTCATTGGGTCAACAATACTCACATTCTTTAGAATATGTTTATGTTTCTGAACATTTG